CCCAAACCGGTTCGCCGTTAGCCTGTGTGATCCAGTACCCGCGCGGTGAGCAATACTTGTCTTGGACTGTGTCGATGCCCAAAGTGCGAGCCTTGGTTTGAATTTTTTTGTATCTAGTCATTTGTCGTTCTCCTTGGTTGGTTGCCCCGGCGCTGGGCCGGGGCAGTGGGGTTAGGCTGAAAATCCGGCTGCGTAATACGATGCTGCCACGTCTGGGTAATCGCCGCTGCGGACCATGTTCACCAGCTTGTCGATGGCGTTGGCGTAAAACAAAGCGGCGTCCAGCTTGAAGTTTGCGACGACATCTGCCGCATACGCCTCTGCTGCGTTAACGGCGTCGTCTCCAACCACCTCAACGATGTCGCACCATGCGCTCTCGTCTCCAACGTGGCGGGCTTCTGCTTCTGTAATGATCATATCGTTCTCTCCTTGTGATACGTCACAGATAGCAGCCGTGTCGCGTCACTGCAAGAGCTAATTTGACATTCCTGAAAAGATTTAGACTTCGACGTCTTCCAGCTCGCCCCAGTTCGGCCCCACGCCGCCCTCGACCAGCCTGTCTACCGGCGCTCCGGGGAAGATGTCAGAGTATCCGGCGACCATGTCGGACTTCATCCTAACCAGCGCCTCTTGGGCGTCTCTGTCGGCAGCCTCGTCGATCAGGGCGTCGTGGATCGTGGATGCCATCCACACGTCTTTCCCTGCAGCTCGCATGCCCAGAACGCTGTCGTGGTGACGGACGATAGCGCGCGCCATAACCGACAGCGCGGCCCTCTGGACCGGGTAGTTGGCGCACTGGGTGGGGCTGAGACGCGAGGGCTTGCCCATGTAGATCGTGCCTCCGTCGATAACGCGCAGGTAGCCGTCGTCGCGGGCCGCCTGCTGCATGGCCTCGTCACGCAGCGCAAATGCCTTAGGGTAGCGGCTGGCCCAGTAATTGATCAGATCCTGCGCGCGGTCCATGTTAGTCTTGAGCGTGGCGCTCAGGCCGAGAGACGAGATGCCGTAGACGATGCCGAAGCTCACCGCCTTAGCGTTCTGGCGGATCTCCTTGTCTTCGGTAACCTTCTTGTTTAGACGCCTGCCGGCCATGTAGCTGCCCATCTCAAGATGGACGTCTCCGTTGATCATGTCCTCCAGTAGCTGCTCGTCGCCGCTCAGGAGAGCCAGCACGCGCAGCTCAATGCCGCTGTAGTCGAGGCTCACCAACTGCCGATCAGGCCCCGCTATGAAGCTCTGGCGTACGCTCAGGCGCTGCCCGAAGAAGTCTCGGTCGCGGGGGATCTGCTGCAGGTTCGGGCCGGAAGAGCTGAAGCGGCCAGTCTTGGCTGCCGCGATGTTGTACCGCGCGTGGACGCGGAGGTCGGGGTCCATCGTAGCTTTGGTGATCAGCGTGTCGCCGAAGGACGATACGTACTTCGTGAGCGTCTTGTACTCAGACAGGAGCGTCAGGGCGTCTTGCAGAGGAGTGTCAGCGAAGAGGGCCGCGCCAACGCTCTTCAAGTCTTTGTTGGCCGTAGACAGCAGCCCAGTCTTCTCAGTCCTCGGCCACGCGTCCAAATGCTCGTCGGTCAGGATAGAGCAGAAAAAATCACTGAGCTGCGTGCCGCTGTTGAGATTGGCGACTTCGTCCGTGGTGATAAAATCACGGATCTGCTCGACGCGCTCTCCGGCCAGTTCCTGCCAGTGATCGACCAGCAGGCGGTGCCGGTCTGGGTCGAGCGTCAGGCCGCTGCCCTCCATCTCTATCACCGGGGGTATCATGTCGTTTAGCAAATTGAAGGCGCGCATGTGGTCGTCGTCCGCTCGGCCTCTCCAGAGCTGCCACAACCGCCACGTCCACAGGGCGTCGTCGGCGGCGTAGTCGAGCTGCGACTTCGTCAGCTCCGCAGCGCCCCAGTTCGACGCCTGCTCGTCTTTGGGCATCTCGTGTTCAAAATCCCAAAGCAGAGCCTTGGCGAGGCCGAAGTGTCCGCCGCCCTCGACAGCCTTCCGCAGCAGTGCCACGTCAAAGCATGTGACAGCATTGTCTGTCGCGTCCATGAACCAGCGCTGCTCGAACCCCGCGTTGAACACGATCCACCGTGCGTCCGCAAACCAGTGCGCCACGGCCCGGAAGCCCCCGATCTGGTCAAAATCAACGACCCACCAGCCGTCGTCGTTACACACCTGCACGAGCCGCACGCGACCCTCTTCAGGCACGAAGGCGGTCGTCTCAAAATCGAGCGCGGCCTCGCCCTCTCCAATGACGTCGAGCATGTCCTCCAGCTCGTCCAGCGTCGTCACCATCTGGTACATTTACAAATCCCCCCACTGCGGCTATCGTTGCCGCACTCTGCTCTACTGTTGGACCAACTTCCCCCCGCCTAAAAAGCGGGGGGCCTTTTTAGTTTATGCGGCGCGGTGACGTCGGCGCTTCTTGGGAGCTTCAGACTCCTCTTCTGGAGCTTCGAGCTGATCAGCCGGGGCGTACTTTCCCTCCAGCAGGTCGTCCATAGATCCGACTTCGGCGGCCATGTAGGCCGAGACCTCGTCCCTCGTCACCCATCCCTGAACCGAGATCACAGGCTTGCTGTTGACCTGACCTTGCGCCGTGAACTCCTCGACCGAGAGGCACACGACCGGTATCGACGGATCTCCGGCAGCCAACTGGTCAGCGATCTCGGTGTTCAAGTCTGCAAAGACATTGAGGCCCGAGACGCTGTTGAGTGTAAACTTGACCATCTTGCCGTCTTCCGACAGCAGGCCAATACCGCGCAGGGGCTTCCACCCCTCGCCCGCATTCTCATTGTAGGGGCCGTGGTCTTGAAGGTCAGCGGGACGTACAGCGCCGGATAGGTCATACGCAGACCACTCGTGCTTGGCGACGGGGCGGCCACCCTTCCAGCATGTCCAGCCCTCCACGGCGGCAAAAGGCTCGACGACAAACAGGTCGTCAGCAGATACACCTGCCTTGTCTCTGCCGAGACTGTACGTGCCCTTCTTGCCCGAAAAAGACAGGAACTCAAAGTCTCCTCCTCCTCCTCCACCACTGCTGCTAGTGTCAGCGGACCTACGTAGGGCCGCTGCCGCGTCTGCGTCGCTCATCTGTAGTGCGCCGCTCTGTGCAAATTTTGCCAATGCGCCTGCCATTTTAATCTCCATGATTGCAGTTGCTATTTGACCGTCAGCCGCTCGCTCGCGGCTCCGACGGTTTCGTATGGGGATAAGTCTATCCCCGCCTTCTGGACAGCCTTCCTGTCCAAACTCTTGCGCCCCGCGACGGGGCTGATCTCTAGGTGCTTACCGGCGATGTCTACCGACGTCGTGCCTCGGGTCTTCAGCTCCGCCTTTATATGCTCGCTGGCTTTCTTGAGGTCTTCGTCTGCGGAGGCCTTGCGCTCTTTTGCTTCTGAGTAGGCGTTCACAAATGTCTCCAGCTTAGATCCTCGGTTGGCTCGGCTGGTGTCAGTGGTCTCAGTGGTGGTCGTCTCCACGCCGCACACTGCGGTGTACGCGCAGTACCGGCACTCGTATCCGTTCGTCTTCCCCTCCCTCGGAAGGCGTCCCGCAGACTTCGACCGCAGGATCTTCTGCGCGCGCGGCTTCAGATCATCCAAAATGTCAGGATCAAAATCGACGTCGAACTGCACGCTCTCGTCCCAATTCGAAGCGTCAGTGTAGACGATGACGCCATTCGTAAACGGCAGGTCCGGCAGTCCGAGCTGGCCTTTAATCAAGTTAACCAGCGCCATGCCGATCTGGAGCTGCGCGACGTGTTCTTTCTTTGGCAGCTTGGAGCGATTGGTGCGCGGATCAATCGACTTGAACTCAGTACCGATCAAGGCTGAGTTGGTGACCTGAACGCCGTCGGGTGTCGCCGATATCATATGCTCATCTGAGAACACCTGCTCCTGCACGCCGCCCGCGAGCCGCAGGTCTACACCTGCTGCCAGTAGGCACTCGACGACGTGACGCTCGACGCCCCGGCCACGGCGGGCAAAGCCCCAGCTCTGCGGTGCGCCCTCCTCCGGTCGATGCTTTGAGTACCACTGCCGACGGATGCAGCCGAGGGCCTCGGACGCATTCATGTACGCCCTCCGCTCCCCGTCGTCGAACTTGTCGTCGGCGGCGTCAATGATGTCGCCGCCCCGCTTGATCAGATCACTTAGCATCTGTGTGTGCCTTCCCAATGTTGTTGAATATCTGGTGCTGCCTGCGCTTCGTGCTGCTGATGTTCGACAGAGCCGCGTCCAGCTTGCTCTCGCTCTGCAGGACGTCTACGTGGACGTGCTTCTCCTGACCGAAGCGCCAAAGGCGAGCATAGAACTGGTCCATCACCGACGGTGACCAGTCCTCCTCAACGACGATTATCTGGTTGCCGCCTTGTTGCAGGTTCAGGCTGACGCCCATGGCGGCGATCTGCCCGATCAGGACATCGACGTTTCCAAGGTTCCACTCGGAGACAGTCGTCTCGCGGCTGCCCGCGCTCGTCCGGCCATCGATAACGGCTCGGGTACATCCTCCCAGCGCCGCGTACAGCTCATCGATCACGGCTGTGTGCCACGCGCCGACGAGAACTTTCTGGCCGCTCTCGACGCGGTCCTTGATCTCCTGAGCTGCGGCCTTGACCTTGGCGACACCGAGACGGCGGCGGACGGTCGCCAGCGCAGGCTCTTTCGCTTCCAGCTTCTGGCGCAGATCTGAGATAGACTGCCTCTCCAGCTCCTTGAGCATGGCCTTCAGCTCAGGATCTGCGTCGAGGCCAATGGTGTAGCTGTTTATAGTCAGCGGCGGCATGTCCTTGAAGACTTCGTCCAGATCGAAGCGGAGAGCGTGGCCCTCACCGTAGACCCAGTCTGCCAGCTCGTCGGTGTTTCTGTTACCGACCACCATCTGAACGGGAAAGCGAGCGCCCGCGAACTTGCGAGACTGTCGGACTGTGTACCGGAGCTGAAATCGCTCGGACGTAGCCATGCTGCGCTCGACCATACCTTTACGGTCTGCGCGGCACAGGAAGGCAAACATATCGTCGTTCCAGCGCGTGATCGGGGTGCCGGTCAGCATCCAGCTATGCGCGGCAAGAGAGACGACACCGCCGCGACCGAGGATGGCCTTGGTGCGCTTTGCCTTGGCACTCTTCAGGGCGTGGCTCTCGTCTGCGATGACGACGCCCTCTGCGATCCAGTCGCGCAGCTCCTCGGATCGCTTCGCGGCAATGGCGTAGCTCACGACGATTATCTGCTGGTCCACCTTGATCTCT